CATGATGAGAACTCAAGAGAGGCAAGATCAAACATGGTGTGGTCAATCGTTGGCAGCTTGCTGATGATGCCTCTGTCTGGCGTGATGCTGGCTGCTATTTTTTATCTGGTGATGAAATGATTTCCGAGATTGAGATCATGCACCTGCTTGACGGAGACGAGGCCGAGTTCCCAGAGGCCGCTCTCCTCGCCGCATCCCTGGTGCGGCGAGGGTGGGCGTCCCGCATGCCAGCCAAGTATCAAGCCCTGGCTCACGACTTCATTGAGCAAGGCATCGTCAAGGACGAGACAACGGAGATCAGAGAGGACATGAAACCACGCATCAGGTTCATCATAGAAGATGGCCAGCCCACCATTGCCGAGAGTATCGGTTGCCCAATTGAGGTGACGGTGGTGGACAAGACCCACAAGACCGAGGCGGTTTACTCGACCCACGAGGGGGAGAGTCATCCGGTCCCCCTATTCTGGTTCAAAGGTGAAGGAGATGAGGATGGCAATGGTCACTCAGGAGAGATTTGAGCAGATCGTCGGCAGTCTTCTTCGTGCCCATGAAAAGGCAAAGTGTCCCGACTTCCGAGCCATCTGGCTGTCTAAGGTGCAGGAAATCCAGCGCACCGAGCTATCGGAAATGAAATTACATCAACAAGAAGGAAATATAAAATGGCAGTAGAGCGTATCCACTTAGTACTTGAGCCTCACCTGATGAAAGCATTCCGAGAGATGGCCGAAAAGAATCGGCGCAGCATTAGCGGACAGTTCGCCTTCATGGTCGAGGAAGAGGTCGGGCGGCAGCGTCTGGCGATGCATCACCGCATGGTTGGCGACCTCGCCAGCAGGGAAAATGATTCCCACCTACCCAGCCCGTAATGATTACCCAGGGCGTCGAGGCATGACCGGATCAGGGGGGCTTGTGCCTCCCTGATTTTGATGAGGTCCAGTGCTAGGTCGAGTAGCAGCCTCGACGCCTGTTTCCCCTCCCTCCGCTCGACAGACCGCACGGCCCTGGCGACACGCCAGACGGCCCCCACTCTGCGGTCACTCCCCCTCCCCCCAGAAGTTCGTTCAATATTGGCCAAGCAACTCTTGGTTCCGCCTACCCGCACCACTGCCTCTGCCAGCTTGCCGCCAGCCCAGTGCTGATCTGCGGTGATCATGTCCTCAAACAGCAGGCGATCCAGTTCGCAGCCATCAGTGATTCGCATGCGAGTGGCACGGGTGCGCGGGTCGATCAACTCCACCCGCGTGGCGTTGTGCGCTCGACGCTCGTCTGGGCCGTGATCAGTATCCGCTGGCCCAGGTGTCGTCTTCCCAGATTTCCGGCCCGGTTTCTTCAGAGTATGTTCCTGTCACAACATCGTACTTCAACTCTGTCATACCCTGTTTGCCCAGGGTTTTCCACCGCACCTTCCACGCATGTATCTCGACCATGTCAGTGTCGTAGTTGCGATGCACTGTGATTCCGAGGTCAGTTTTGGAGAACCATGAGGCGCTGGCCGAAATGTCATACCCCTTTGGGGCCGGATAGCTACCGTCGTTCTGCCTGTACAGCTTGGCAGGATGCGCGATAAAGAAGACAGCGCAGTCATGTGCCGATGCCCAGTTCCTCACCTTGGTTAGCATGTCCGAGATGAGGTTGGTCTCTGATGTGCGCCCCCCGATGGGGAGGTCGATGTAATTATAGGGATCGATCACCAAAATTCTTACGCCGATGCGGCGAACTGCTGCTGTTGCCCTGTCTAAAATCTGGTCGATGGTTGCCGAGGTGCCATCAGATTGCTCCATGAATACAAAATTCTGGTTGATCCAGGCTAGGCCAGCCTCCATCTCCTCTTCAGTCATGCGAGGCGTTGCGCCACGGTGGAATGGGCGGCCCACGGCCTTTTCAAGAAACTTGGTTTGGTGGAGCGCCGGTGGGTTTTCGAATGAGCAAACCACTGACTTCCAGTCATACTGTCTGGCTAGATTAAATATGAGTTGATCAACAAACTCTGACTTGCCCATCGACGGGATGCCTGTCACGACATGAAGCATCCCAGGCTTGATGGTGAACAGTTCATCGACGCACTGATAGCCGGTGCTTTTGCCCTTGCCCTCACCGTTCTCGTAAAGGTCACGGACCTTCGCGAAATAATGTTCGGCAGCATACAGCCCAGCGATGGGCCATGGCGTGGCCTCGTCTATGGCGTTGGCCAGTGCCGCCTTGCCATGCTTGAGCAGAACATCGTTGGCATCCTTGCAGTCATCAGGCCACTCGACTTGCCAGCACTGAGCCTTGCCGATGCGTCGGGCAAGCTCCTCTGCCAGAGCAACGCCGGGGCCATCCCGATCACAGGCGATGATGACCTTGTCGGTCTCTTGCAGGATGTCATTGGCATGCCAAACATAGGCAAACTTCCGATCCTCAGACGGATCGATAACACCTTCAGAAACTTTCATGGGCGCACCGCTTGGCACGGAGATGCAGTTCCGCAGCCCTGCCTCACGGCCAGAAAGCGAGTCGAGTTCGCCTTCAAAAATTATTATTGGCTCGCCAATGGTTACTTTCTCTATGCCGTAGAAGGTGGCGGCGGCACCGTCCTGGGTGAAGCCCTTCTGTTCGACGCCCCTCCACTTGATCGCATACGGCTGGTCGCTGCCATCGTGATACGGAAACCCCACGCACAAGGTGTCGCCGCCAGCACTGCGAATGTAGCGGGTCGCCGAGATCACCCCGGCCTGGGCTTCCTTGCCGATGCCGCGCTCATGCAAGAAGTCTGCCACGCGCTTGTCCAGTTGGCTGGGGGGAGGAGGTGTGAACTTCACCACGTTGGTTGGCGGCAGGTCTTTTCGTAGGCTGGCCCCGCCTCTCTCGCCACAATGGTGGCACATCCACTTGATGTCGGGCCATTCAATCTTTAGGGAGAGAACCCGCTCGCTTTTATGCGACCCCTTGCGCATGTGGCTGCACGCTGGGCAGGTTCGCCTGAATTGTCCGTTGGGTTTGCTTGAGTATTCACTGGTCAATAGTTCTGTTGTGTCTGTCACGGTCTGTCACCTCCATCACCTCAGTCAGGTACACCTTACCACGATCAGGTCCGAGGGCAAGCATGCGATGGGCCAGCTTCGCCACGGCACTTGGCTCAAGGTCGGCGTCGGAGCAGACAGCCAGGAAATCCTCGCCCTTGCCGTCACCAATCCATTCGATAGCTTCATCCCGTAGGCTGGCCTCAGACTCGCACAAGTCACGCAGGGCGCGACGAATCACCTCTCGCCATATGCCTAGTTCAGACACGCTAGCTTTATTTCCGAGCGCGGGTTCTCCCGGTCGAGCGCCCATAGCACCACCTTCGCCTTGATCTGGCGGTCATTTTTTATAATCTCAGCAGCCTGAAGGGCATCCATAATGAGCGATTCGTCCAGGTCTGGGCGGCGAGATGCGTAGTGGATGCGACACCACATCAGCACGTCATCTAGTATCGGATCGCGCAGCGGCATGCGCGGCGCTTGCAGGTGAAATTCTTTTGCGTAGGCCAGCGCCTTCTTGGATTTAATCAGGCGCGGCCTCCCGCCCATCCTGACAATCTGTCGCTGATTCGACTTGCTTGCAGGCTCACCCAGGATCGTGGCCTCCCACAGCCAGCCCATATTTTCCGTATCCAGAAACTTCTCTATTGCCATTTAATCATGCCTGTGTTCATATGTTGCTGACTTACAGAGGTGACACATATGAAGATAACGAACAAGTTCGATCTCCCTGATCCTGTGGTCAGGGCGATCACCGCCTATGAAGAGGGCGACCAGCCCAAGGGACTGAGGGTCACGACCCTCATCGACAGCCCCCGCATCTCCCAACTACGGCGGATGCACTACCCCAAGCTGACGGAGGATGTCAGCCAACTGGTGTACCGCGTGTGGGGCAGCGCCATCCATGAAATTCTCAGCCGCGAGACGAGCAATGCCTACGTCTCCGAAGAGCGGCTATCCCACACAGTAGATGACACGTTGATCAGCGGAGCAATCGACTACCAGTTTGTCGAGGACGATGCGGTCGATCTCAAAGACTATAAAACGACGGCTGCCTATGGCGTTTCCCAGGGCATCAAGCCCGCCTGGGAGCAACAGCTAAATGTTTATGCCTACCTTATAAGACAGGTCAAGGGCCTGTCCGTGAAGTCGGCCAGCGTGGTGGCATTCATCCGTGACTGGCGGCAGTCGGATGCCGACACCAGAGAGAACTATCCCCCCGCCCCTGTCCATGAAATCCCTGTCCATCTGTGGTCAGAAGACGAGCAGGACCGCTACGTCGAGGGGCGTGTGCGTATCCACAAAAACGCTGAGGTCCAGGCAGACTTCGATGACCCGCCCCACTGCACTGACGAGGAAAGATGGGCGCAACCCACCAAGTGGGCCGTCCACAAAGGGCAGAACAAGAGGGCGATGCGCGTCTTCGATGTCGAGGTGGATGCCCAGACATTTGCAGGCGAATCGGAAGACCGAAACATTCAAGTTCGACCGGGCAGGTATGTCCGATGTGAATCGTGGTGCGCCGTTGCGCCATTTTGCGACCAATATGGAGGTGACAATGACTGAGATACCGAAGGAAATTGCCGAGGCTCTGTTCGCCACGGCCAAGGCAGTGGCGGATAATCCGCTGGTAAAGAACATGAGTAATGAGTTTGCGAAATTCAAGTACGTCCCCATCGACGGCTACTACGCCGCCATCCCACCGCTGGCCCTGAAGCACGGCCTGTTCTGGAGATGCCGGGAGACAGAGGTCGGAGGCGAGGGCAAGACCTTCAAGTTCCAGTACTCTTTTGATCTGATCCATGAGGGCGGTGCGACCGTCGAGGGCTACGACATCGTCACGATCTATCATCCGGCACAAGGTGCGCAGAGTAGCGGCTCTGCCCGTAGTTATGCGGACAAGCTGTTCATGCGCACCGCTTTCAAGTGCGTGACGGGAGAGAAGGACTCAGAGTTCTTTAGCAGGGAATCGGAGGAAGACTTCGATCTGGGTGATGCTGATGCTACCGACAACAGTGATGAGAAGGCCAATGCAGAACAACTGGATGACGCAATAAAGATTGATCAACCAAAGCCTGTTGCCGTCAAGAAAAAGAAGGATGATGCGGCAGCGACGATGTCTCTGGAGGACTGGCGCAAGGGATTGCTGGCACACCCCGAAAGCCCGGTCACCGAGGATGGTGACACGGTAAGCATTGCGCAGCCGAGCAACGATGAGGGAGCGGACCTCATCCTGAAAACTTTCAGCACCTTCATGCCGCGCATCAATTCCTACAAGGACAGCAAGGAGTGCATCACCGCACTCAATAAATTTTATAAGACAAATAAGAAGGCAGTGACGGCCCTCCGAGAACTGAATCCGAAATATGAAGGGGAGGTCCTTGGATATTTCAAAGCCGCCAAGGCGGCAGCCAATACTGGCAAAATCTGGGAACTAGAGGAGTAAAGAAGATGGCGAAACTACAATTAGGCGGCGGTGCAATCTTCCGCAATCAACGCAAGGTCGAGCGGTTAACATTGGCCGCTGAATATAAACCTGACGGCCACCCCAAAGCCCCCGAACTTTCGGGGGATGTCGGCCTCACCAAGGAAGCAGTGAAGATGCTGGTCGCGCAGTTCAAGGACGGAAAGACAGAGGTCAGTCAAGTGACCAACCAGCATGAGGCGAAGCTGGAGATCGCGGCGTCGATCAAGATGCAGCGGGATGGCACGACACCGTATCTGTCTGTCTGGTTCTCCCCGCCCTACGAGAAACCATCCGAGCCAGAGCCAGCCAGCGATGACCTCGACGATGACATCCCTTTCTAGCCCGACAAAGAAGGAACGGTGGTGGGCGTGGCACTTAGAAAATCCCCACGTCTACCGCCTCTTCAAGCGGTTCACGCTTGAGGCTCTAGCAAAGCGTAGGCACAAGCACCTGGGTGCGTGGCTGGTTGTCAATCGAATACGATGGGAGACCAGCATCGAAACAACGGGCGAAGACTTCAAGATCAGCAATGACTTCATCGCCTATTACGCCCGTCTTTTCATGGCCCACTACCCAGAACACAAGGGTTTATTCCGAACCAAACTGTTGAAGGAGGAGAGACATCAACATCCTTCGTGAAGCAACTAAGCTGGTGGAGGGCGAAAGGGCCGATGCCTATGGGGATTGCGTGGCCCTCCACCGGCGCATTGCGCGGCTGTTCAATGCCTACATGGATGGCAGGACCGAGGCGTCAGCCTATGACGCCGCCGTCTTCTTGATGCTGGTGAAGATCGCAAGGATGCGGCACAAGCCCAGCACCGATAGTCACACAGACATTGCTGGCTACGCATCTATTTGTCAGACAATATTTGAGGAGGAAGAAAATGGTGGGAGCTAAAGGAAGGCCGCGCCGAATGGACACGGCCCACTCGACCTATAACGTGCTGCTGCCCGACACCACGATCACGGCGATCAAGGAGGAGGCCGACACCAGTGGCGTCTCGTCTGCACAGGTGGTCAGGAGCGTGCTGGCAGATGGGCTGGGGAAGAAGGCGGGGACCATCCGGAATTGGTGCAGTGCAATAAAGATCGCCATGCAGGCCGCAAGGGATGCCTATCCCTCACCAAAATTTCCGGACGGCAAGACACTGGGCGACCAGATCGCATCGAAGATCGCAGCCGCATCCGCCAAGGAGAAGGATGACCCTGATGGATGAGCGCGGGGGTGCCATTAGCGGGCCAGCCGCCCTCACTCTCCACGATTTTGAGATAGGGGTGATCGATGGCCACGCCGCAGAACAGGAGCTAATGGACCTGGGTTGGTCCAGCGAAGCGATCAGCAATGCGCTGAGTGACCGGGAAAGTGGAAAGGGACCGGCTGACTAAACCGGTCCCTATCCTGGGATCACAACTCTGAGGTGACATCAGAGAGCGCAACAGTGCGTAGCACCGTGCGCAGTACTCTTATAGCACATCGTGTGGTCTGGTGTCCATCAGGCACAGCATGTTGTTGCACCGGGTTGCACCGGGTATCATTCATTTCTTTCCTGAAGCAAAAGCTGAACCTGTCAATATAGCGCCAAAC